CGTAGCCTTGGATATCGTGAGATTTTAATAAGTCGTTGATTTGTGCGGTTGTAATTTGAGTTGTCATTTTAGCCCCCTTTGGCTGATGGTTATTAGCTGGCTCCCTAGCCTTGCTTTATGCGCCTAATTATAGGCGCATAATAATTTTATTGCAAGAGTTTTTTTAAATTTTTTTGCAAATTTTTAAAAAATTTATTTTACCCCCTATCCCTCAAAGACGATCTTGCTCTTCGAGTGCTGAGGTATTGCTTTATTGTGGGTGTTTTTGTGTGTATTTTAAATGTAATTCAATAATTTAATTTAAAAACAATTGGTTATAATTAAAATTGATTGCGGTACACGCCCCTGAAAATATTAATTCGTGCTGTCATCAACACGATCGTGGGCGTAAACGGAAAAGTCAGTAGAGCGGAAGCAGATAAGCGGTTAAGGGATTGTTTGATTGCGCAAAATAGACCTATTTTTGCGTGGAGCACTTGGTTGGCGGTAAGATGTTTTGGATGGTATTTTTGGAATGAGAAAAAAGGAAAATAGCTTGTTTTATAATCTGATTAAAATTTGAGTTTCGGAAAAATGTATATAGTTTCGGAAATAGAAAGGAAATTGATTAAATAACCCTTTGAAATTATTGTAATAAAATAGAGAAACCAAAATTAGTTCACTTAGACTTCAAACGTGCTTAATCCTTGATTTACAAGGGTTTAACGCTGTTTTCTGTTCCGAAACTTTTTGCGATTTTATAGTTTTTTAGGTCAATAAAATCAATTATTTACAAAATAGTTTCGGAACGGATTTTAGGTGAGTAAATGGCTCTTTTGTATTTGGCAAAAGGGCTTTATTTTTAGGTGATTTCATCGGTAGGTTTGAGGATTTTGTCTTTTCTGATGTAATGATGTGTCATTCTTTTTGATGTATGCCCAAGTTGTTTTTGAGCTTGTTCATCGGTTGTCATTAGGGAAATATCGGTGGCTGCTTTGGCACGCATATCACGCATTTGTACTTTAGCGATTTCATCAGCAAGTTCAGGATATGCTTTCATTGCTCTCTCCCTTATTTCTTTAAAATGATCGCCTAAACTTCGCCGTTTTAATTTTTTCCCCCATTTATTGGTAAAAATCCAGTCTGATTCGTATCCCAACCTTTTATCTAAAATTTCTTTTAGCCGACCACTAATTTCAAATCTCACTTTTTTCCCTGTCTTCTGTTGAGTAATATGCAATATACCGTCATAGATGTGTGAGCGGTGTATATTACAAATATCAATCGGTCTTTGTCCCAGCAAATAGGCTGTTTCGATAATATCCGCCATTCTTTCATCTGCAAATTCATAGATTTTATCAAGGATATAATCCTCTACATAAACTTCACGATATTTGGTCGGGAATTTTTTTACACCTTGTGATGGGCTTGGAAGAGCAGTGTATCCCCATTCTCTTGCCATATTCCAAATTGTGTTAAATAAACCTACCTCAATATTAGCAACAGCCGGCGTGTCTTTTCTCCATTGTAAATATTGACTGATGTGCTTTGGCTCAATTTTTTCGAGCGGTGCAGGTGGGTTACCAAAGAATTTACATAGCCAATGAATAGCCTGTAAATTAGATTGACGAGTGTTTTTGGCTTTTTTGGTTGGAACAACTTCCAATTCATAGCGTTTTGCCACATCAATAAATAAAACAATTGGGGATTTTCTACTATTTTCAAAATTTAGCTTGGCTGCTTCTAAAATTGCTTCGTGTTTGTTTGTACCGAGAGACCTTTCTTTGCCGTCGGCAAGAACGTAAAAGTAGTATTCAACTATACTTCCGTTTGCTCGTTTTCTGCGGCGGCAGAGTAGGTTTTGTGGCAATCCGTTGTTTTCATATTTTCGAGGGCGTGCCATAAGTGCCTCCTTCTTCTCAATTTACGCTTTAAATGCATTTGATACCCAGTCAGAATCATTCGTTGCAATAGGTTTACGCTGTTTAGCCTGAGCATAATCACGGCGGACAACAGGGAATCCATTTGCATTTTCTTTAAATGGAATGCCCATAATGTTGAGTTGTTTTTTGATTAGATTTTTCTGCTTGCATTGAGTAATAAATTCAATCTCTTCACGAGAAAGGAAGTCAGTGTAGATGTTCATATTCTCTCCAAATAAACCCCTCATTTAGAGGGATTTGGTTAAATAATCGTTAAGTCGTTGAACCTATCGAAATGCTCACATTACCGATGCGGACAACATTTTCTTCGTTGGCTTCTAGGATTTCTCTCAACTTAGCATAGGTTTTGGGGCATCTTATTTGATCTTCCTCTTCGTTGTAGAGAGCCTCTAATGTGTGCCATTCTTTTGCAAGTGCAGCCCAAACTTTCCCAAGTTCAGCCATTTTTTCAATCCTATTTCGCAAAAAAGGGACTGTCTCCAACAACAGAAAGCAACGCCTGAAATCCGATACATCGTGTGGGTAGCCTTCTATTTTTGGTCTTATTCCGTAACCAAGGTAAAAAGCCATTGTTTTACTGCTTACCCCTGTCTCTCCATTGGCAAGCCACCAAGCGATTTTGTCTTCTATGTGCATTTTTCCTCCAAAAATTAACCGCTTGCAGTTAGCTACAAGCGGTTGGTTGTCAAGTGTTCATTTGTTCAATGAACAGTTCATCAGTGGTTAATCTTCAATATCAATATATTCCGCTAACTCACTTCGAGCTTTTAAATAAGCCTTGCGAAGCCCGTGGAATTTTTCATCTTGGACTTCTTCAAAGTCACTATAACTGACGAAAGCGTATTCAAAACCTTCGTTTTCAATTTTAGTTTGAAGATATTCTTTGTCTTCTTCTGTCATTTCGTTTCTCCTATTGAGAGTGGATAAAAATAAACACTGCACGGGCAGGGTCGGGGAAGCATTATCGCTGTGCGATAGTGCATGGTTTGCCATCGCAGTCGTTGTGTAACTCTAAGTAGTCGGCAGCAACTGCAAAGGCGGTTAAAAAGAGTATGATTTTTGCGTATTTCATCGCCTAATCCTTGAATTTTGGGTGCAGGAAACCGCCGCTTGATGTTTCACAAGCGGTCGGATTGTGTGATTTTTTTGCAAATTAAATTCGGACTAAGCCGCCTAAGCCTTTCGGCTGGTATTGCCTTAAGGTAGTTAGGGCTTTGTGGTAGTGAGCTTCTTCAAACGGATCGACCTCGAAGTCGGCTAACATCGGTTCAAGTATCCGTTTCATTACGCCAAGCGTGGTTTGATACTCGGTGGCGTGAGTGTAGGCGGTTGCCCCAAACGGCGAACCGATAGCACGCAACGGTTTTTCTAACGTAGCAAGTACTTCAAGGCTGTTGTAGAGGGCGTACCACATTGAAGCGAAACGTAGCCATTCTTTTTTGGTTAGCTCCATTGGGATTTTAGGTTCGACAATCGGGGCGATTTGTGAACGTTCCGCTTTGCCCTTGAACCAGTAATCGTGCAGGGCTTGGTAGCACTCTTTTTTGTATTTGATGAGCGTTTCTCTGATTTCGGGTTTGCAGCGATTGATGTCAATGCCGAAGAGCCAGCCGTTGAGGTATTCAATTGGGAGGCAGATCATTTGTTGATCGCCACCGTTTGTAGGTATTCTTATGATAAGAATACCCTGCGAAAGGATTTCATCTCGTTTGATCCGTTCGTATTGAGCGTGCCAAGTCAAGCCGATATTTTCGCAGATCGGTTTCATTGCGGTGTAATGTGTGCCGTTTTGCTCGAATGTGATTAAGGCTTGGTTGTTGAAAGAAATGGTTTGAGTAGAAATTTGAGTTGACATAGTCGTAATCCTTAGAGTCTATTTGTTTAAAACAAGCCACTTTCGACAGTGGCGTCGGGAGGTTCGAAAACCCACTCTAAGGTAAGGGCTGGACGTATTTCCTTTCGGTCTTGTATTAGTCGCCCTCCCGACATAGTCAGGATTACGGATATAAAAAAATCGCCTAGTGGCGATTAGTGAACTATCCGCCTTAGAGTATGAGGTTTCGACACCTTGGGCGGAATAGTAAGTTAAAGTTTGGCGGTTGTCAAATAAAATTATTTTAATAAATACTAAAAAATAGCTTGCGTTTTATTTGGTATGTATTAAAATAATCTTGTTTTCGGAAAGGGTCTGAAAATGAAGAAGCCGCCCTTGAAGAGAGCGGCAAACATCAGGAACTGGATTATGTATCTTAAGTTGTTAATCCTAGTGATCTTAATCTTAATAAGCACGCCAGCTTATTAGATTAGAAAGCTAAAAGTCCTAGCAGAGAACGCCATCTCTGCTAGGCAGTTCCTAAATAATATAACGTTCCGTATTAAAAATCAACAAGGAATTGACAATGCAAACAGAGAAACGAGGTCGTGGTCGCCCTAAATCAGGTTTAACGCTTCAAGAATTACAAGCAAAAAGCGATGCAAAGCGTGGTGTGCGATTGAAGTCATTCAAGTTCCACGAAGATTTTATTGCTCAACTTGAACAGCTTGCAGAACAACACGGCATTTCGCAAACACAGGTAATCGTTCAAGCGGTTGAGCAGTTTTCAAAAGGGGCGTAAGCCCCTATAAACCTACCCTTCACTGTTCGATGTTTTTAATTAGTTGTTGCATTTAATTTGGTGTAATTCCACCAAATTAAAATTTGGATTATTCAGCTCTTCCCAAACTTGAAGAAATTCAATGGTATTTTTATTTTGAAGCCAGTTTTTAATGAGCTGGTCGCTGTCTCCAAAAGCTTTGCACATATCAGTTAGGCTGATGTAATCCTCACCATCACGAGCGGTTACTTTGACCTCCACGCCTTGTACAATCATTACGCTATTTGCCATTTCGTTTCTCCGTTTTTAGGTACAAAAAAAGCCGTTGGTGGACGGCTTGAAAGTGCGGTTATCTTAATCCGAAGTTTGGCGGTGTCAAGCCTCAATATCTATTTTTGCGATCTGCATCGAAAAAATAAATTTTTGTTCTGACAGTAAAACGCTTTCGTAGTAATCTCATAAAAAAATATAAGGAGAACACTATGAAAGAGCTTTTCAAACAATGGCTAATCAATCAGGACTCGCCATTCATTAATAGCTGTGGCGTTGAGTGTATTTTGTCAAAAGTTGATGACCGGCTAAACATAATCAACGCCAACGAAGAAGAAACCGAAACTCTTATAGAGTGGCGGAATGCTTTTCTGCAAGATGTTTCGGTTTTTATAGCTTAGGTACTATAAATCGTCTTCTTTAACCCAAATCCCAGCTTGCATTTCGCCCTTGCGATCTTTGATTTGGTCGTAGGCGTGAGCGAGGCAGTCATTAAGCGTAAATCTATTTATTAAGGCTAAATGGTGTAATATGCCAAAAAAACGGCTATATTTACCTCTGTCTTTAATGCGTTCAATATCATATAGACAATGAACAGCGACCGAAATAT